GCCGAGCCACCTATCATACGAGATGGGACAAAGCCACGAGGGGCTACTAAGTTTGCCATTTGTTAATACTCCTTGCGATACTTACTGTTAAGGGAGGACTTTACGCCTTGCGGTAGGTAACGTCCACTTGAGGGTTCACGTTGCTCTGCAATGATAGATTCTTCACGGGCATCGGCATCTTGGTCGCGGTAGCTGGTTCGTTCTGCCCAAAGGTCGACAGGACACTTCAGCAGGTACGCACGCATTGCAGTGCCATCAGCTTTCTTCCCTACAAAGCGGGAAACTCGTTCGGTAACGTCGTCGTCAGCTACAACTGCAGTAGCAACACCACGACCTAAACCAACTTCTTCCCTTGTAACAAAGGTGAAACCTTCATGCAATAATTGCTCAATCGCTCCATTATCGTCGTCGTTTTCAAAGAAGAGGTGCATACCAGGTATCTGGTACGGTACAGATAACTTCAGACGAGGGCCGCCAAAATCTGCAGGCCTTGTACGTGGAGCTTCTTTCCGTTCAGCATCTCTTGCAATTGCAACTTCGCCGCGTGTGTCATTAGTAGCCATGATAAATGTTTCCTTTATGTTGTAAATGTATCAGTTTGTAATCAACGTGAGAAGTAACTAGCCAGGAACTTCTCTTTAGTCGTCCAGCCTTCCTTGACGAACTGGCGCATGAGTTCCAGGTCTTCCTTAGGGAGGTCGCGTTCGGTCTTGCCTGCCGCACCTACGCCAGTTTTACCTCCACCAGCCTGCGCGCCACTGCCAGTAGTGCTTGCAGAGGTTGCATTGGCGAGGTTGCTGGTGTTGGCTTCTGTTCGGAAGTGACGTGGAAAGTCCCTGCGCATCAGTTCCCCAACCTTGTCCAGGAAAGCACGACCACGAGCAGCTTCACCAGACTTGATAAGGTTCTCACCGAGGTTGAGGGCGTACTGACGTAGCTTGGGGTCATCGTTGAACCAAGCATTTCCGTCTTCGACCCATTCCATCAGTACAGGGTCAGTTTTAGCCACGGCTGCGGCTTGTTCACTGGTTAGTACTGCTGGTGCAGGCTCCTCAATCGGTGCCTTGAGCTCCTTCTGTTGGGCCTTGAGCAGGTCTATTCGGTCTTCCAGCGCTACAACAGTGTCGTGTTCACCGTAGCTTTGGGCTTCCGACCGCTGTACACGCAGGGCAGCTATCGCAGCCTTGAGTTCTTCATCCTTACGGGCAATGGTTTCTTCATGGAATTTCTTGAAAGCAGCCTTAGTGCCTTCAAACTCTGCCATTTTCTTCCGCAAAGCCTCTACTTCATTTTCCAGGTTCTTCGCAAAGCGTTCACCACGTTCGATGAAGGTCTTTGCATCCACCCACTTCTTCGGGTCGCCCTTGAAATGTGCCCTATCTGTCCAGCCTTGGCGAGTTGCCTGCGCCTCAGCAGCGGCATCGGAGTCATCTGCGCCATCCGATTGGGCTTCCCTAGCGTCAGGGCCTTCCCCTGTATCAACCTCTGCTGCGGCTGCATCAATTTCCATCAATTCTGCTTCTATATCAGCGGCAGTACGCTGTGGTTGTTGCAATGGCTCAGTCATAATAAATCCTTTCTAGTTTCTCGTGTGTATTACATTGTTGTAATACGCCCTAATAATCAAACATTTTCCACAGTCGTAATAATATCAGTATCATTCACGAAGCGATACTCCCGACCATCCAAGTGGCTCGTGTGGAACTTCCCAGTATACTGCCCAACAAGCACTGTGTCGCCGACTTCCGCATAGTCAGTGCTCTTGTCGAACCAGCAATCATGACCGATTTCAACCACAGTTGCAGTGACAGACAGATTACGCTCTGCTTCCGCTGTTTTGCGCTGGATGATGATACCGCTTTCAGTTTGCTCTTCCACCTGCTGACCCACCAGCAACACACGATGGCCAGTAGCGCGAAAGCCACTTTTGTTGCCCTCGTTGTAGCCCTTTGTCGCACGCCAGCCACGGGCTCCTTTTGCTACTGTTTCTTCTAAGTCCTTCATTCTGTTTCCCCTTCCTCGTCAACACCCAGACGGTCTTCAATATCTTCAATCAACGTTGTCAGAACCCGAACACCACCAAGAGCGGCTGCGTTCATCGCAACAGTTTCCTCGTTAGTTTTTCCGATAAAGGTTTCCCTTGCCCAGGCTTCCATAGCTTCATACTTACTGCTCACTAGCGTGTTCAATAACTCCCCCGTGACTGGGCTTTCCGCCCAATCCTTTCTCTCTTGTGCTGATATAACTTTTGACATGCCTATTACTCCTGTGGATTAGTTGCAGGGGCAGGTTCTCCACCCCCAGTTTGTGACGCCGTTGGGGCTTGTTTCCCTTGGGCTTCCTGCTTTGCTTGCATTGCCTTACTACCACTTTCTAAATACTTATGAAGCATCCCCATCGCCTTGGTAAGTCCTTCACTCTTTTGCTTTGCCGCTGCTATTTGCAATTCCAGCATCGCAATCGCGTGGCCACTCTCAACGCCTTGTGCTTCACTCAATTCCTTGACAGCTTTTGCCTCCAACTCCTTAACCTTCGCCTCATTCAGCGCAAGTTCCAGTTGCATATTCGCCACATCCAACTGCATACTATCGTGATGCTGCATTTTCTTCAAGTCCAGCTCACCTGCTTTAATCTTCAACTCCTCCATCTTAGGATTCGGTGGCGGTGGTACAGCATTCTTCCCTTCTGGGTCTGGGTACAGGGCATCAATATCCGCCACATCATGCGCTTCCAAAAACGCTACAACAGCTTTGTACCGATTAAACCCTGGCTGACTCGACGCCAGTTGCAACACAATACCAGCTTTCTCCCTACGTTGTGACGCACTCACGACCTCAGCGCTCGCAGCTGGTGCCACTCTCATACTGTGCTTGGTATAGTCATCAGGCAACAACACTGCGTCAGGGCCAGAGGTTAGCTCTGCATAGTGCGGGTAGTAAGGAAGGAACACCGCGTTAATGCCCAGTATCTTCCGTAGTTCCTCAGTAAACCCTCGATACATGCGGTTGTATATCCCGCTGAACAGCATCATACCTTGTTCAACGGTATTGCGGCTGGTTTCTGCTGGGGTATTCTGCCCAGGGCTAACCCCCGTCATGATGTCGGTTGCACCAGAAATCTTTTCACTGTAAGTAACCAACATTCCAAGTAGTTGAAACAACACGCTACTTGGTTCACGCACAGGAAGTGGGAAGATGTTATTCTTCAAGTCCGTGCCTGTGGAATCAATAGGCTTCCACTCAAATGGGTCAAAGGAAGTTTTTCCGCCTTTAATCTTCACACCACGGCCAAGGAATCCACCAGCTGTTGTCGCCATCGTCCCCGCATCAATCAACTGATTCGTCAGTGTATCGACAGCTTCGTTCATCGGCCCAAGTAACGCGCCAAGACCTAGGCCGTACACACCACCATCTGGACTTGGAATGAACAAGTAGCGTGTGTAGTACAGCATAGGAGCAATCCGCACGATGTGATTGTCTTTCGCGCTTTGGAATTTCTCCGCACGGCGTTCAAGTGAACTTCTCAGATCCGTGTCGTCGGCTGCAAGTGCTTCCTGCTCATACTTCCGCACGATTGCATCATTGCGCCTGCTGATGCTGCCCTCAGTAAACCTAGCAACAACCCGTAAGACCTGTGCAGTATCATGCCGCACTGACACGATGTAAGGCTCTTTGTAGCCATCACCGTCAAGGTCAATCCAGCAATGCTGCTCTAGTATCTCGTAAGTGTCATTGGTATCCCCACCAGTTGGACGTATGCCAGTTGCTTCCTGCTGTGTCTGCTGTAACAAGTAGCTCTCAGAAGGCAGCGTTGGTGCGGCATCCTCCGTCATTTCCAGGAATATCCCTCTGCGGAAGTTCTCCTGTAATTCATTATTTGTCTTGAGGAGTATCTCAGTAATCCGTTGTGCCTTATCGATATCCTTGCAATTGTAGTCCAGAATCAAATCCATCGCAGGCACATGACCTGAAATTGTAGCACCAGCAACTGTATCTGGGTACGTCTTCTTAAAAGCACTCCCAAGCAGACACGCTGAGAACTTCGCCTGCTCATCGCTATCCAGCCAGTTTTTATCATCCTCAATCAACTGCATGGAGATGTGCTTGCTAAGCCGCTTCGCTTGAAAGGCTTTCTCCCCCTTGGAATCATTCCCAAGTACTTGCACACTTGCGAGTTGTTTCCCCTTGGTCATAATGGAAATACGCGCAAGGAACTGCAACACTGCTATTGTCAGTAAAGGGAACTTCACATTACTACAGTTAGTCCAAGGGAAAGACTTAGTCTCCTTGACTTGCAGTGCAAGCTTCACCGCATCAGCATGGCGCTCTTCCCAGTCTGCACGGCTACTCCTATCTCTGGCTGTGTTAGTTACTACTTCCATTCCCAGTTTTTGCAAATACTCCTTATCCAGAAACTCAGCAATGTTAGGAGATTCCATCAGCTTTTGAATATCATACTTTGTCGTCATAATCTTTACCCTTTAATACCCTGTAGTGGTTGACCTGCCATTGTTACTGCCTCTATTTGCCCCATGCCCGCGTTCGTACAGTTCATCCTCATCCATAAAGTCTTCCTCTTCCTGCAACGGAAGGCTATCAAATCCGCGAGAACACAAAGCAGCACTGTCGAACTGGTCGTCCAAAGTGCTTTCGCTATACCCCGTAAACCGCAGGCACTCATGTTCAAAGTTTGCATACCAGTCGCCCTCTTTATCAAATTTACATGCGCCAGCTTTCATACGCTTCTGCCAGCTGCGCCCCTTCGTTGCCTTGTCCTTCATCGCACTCAGCGGGATGCAGTTAAGAAACACCCCACGCTGTGCCATCTCCCTGTTCAGTATCGGCTCGACTGCTTTCCAAATAACCCCATCCTCAACGAAGAAAGCCATCGGGTCATGCAGTTCCTGTATCTCAAACATTTTGTCGATGATTTCAGGTGTATCCCAGCGCCCCACATGCTGGTCAATGAATTGTAACACGTTCTCGGCTGTTTGCCCAGCCACAGTCATTGACGTGCGGTTTGCTTTGTCCTTCTTACTAATGGCAAAGTCAATACCAACACCCAGCCGCATTGGCCGCGCATAGTCCTCACCTTCCATTTCGTGAAAGTCAGCTTTCCGCAGGTACGCTTCCGAGTTATCAAACGGGTCGTTCAGGTACTCTTGACTATAACCACTGGAATCGAATTGCTCAATGTAACTCTGCCGCACTGCTCGCAGGGTTTTCTCGTCGTACTGTTCTGGCCAGAGGATGTTGCTGAAGTCATCAAAGGCCGCGTGTGCTTTATAGAACAGGGTTTTCCAAGTCGGCGCCAGCATCAACCTCGCAAGCAGGGAATCCTCGTGCAGAATCGTCCCGTGAATCCGTATCTTCCCGCCACGGCGAAGAGCTGGGATAACTGCACGGAAGAACCAGCGGCGGAATTTATCCCTACGTTCTTTGTTCTCCACCTGTTCATCGTCTTCCAAGTCATCGCACACGATAAGGCCAGGCCGTTTCCCCCGCCACTTCCTACCACGCATCTTCTGACCAGAACCACGCGCGAGAATACGGAACTGATGCCCGTCCTTCATCTCAACGATAATCTCAGTCTTGCTGTTAGTGACGAATCCTTTTATCTGGAAGTCCTCAATCAGCTCCTCATTCTCAATCAACTCCCTCGTAATATCCCCGAGGTGCTCAATCGCCAGTTCCTCGTTCGTGGAAATAACAATGATGTAGTCCTCTGCACGGAATAGCGCAGTCGCCAGTGTGAAGTCGTGGGTGAAGGAAGTTGATTTCGCGTGACCACGTGGAGCTGCTATCCCTGCACGGAGTTCATCCGAGCTGTACAATGCCCATCCTTCCCTATGGAAGTCAGGCGTAGGCTTGGCATCGTCGTATCCCGCGCTCAGGTACGTCGCAGAGAAAGACTCGATGAGGTCGGAAGTGAGCTTGACTGGCTGCATCAATCGTCACCAACCGCTGAGGCTTGCTCAATTGTTACAGGCTGGTGTACATTCCTGCGCTGCTTCTCCAATGCCGCTAACAACCTATCTGCGATTGTATCAACATTCCCCACGGGGGTCAATGCAGTTTCCTCTTTCTTCGGCATACCCAGACCGAGAGCCTTCACACCAATCTCCGCAGCCTTCACAACCATGAAGTCAGTTACTTCGGGATGGTCGAGCTTGGTGTGCATTACGTTAAGTGAGTGCAGGGCAAGTGCACGAAACCTCTCTTCCATTGTGGAAGTGATTGTAGGGTCAAGCAGCTGATGCCGAATCGGGTCGAGTGCGTCCTGGAAGCGGTCACTCGCAAGCAGCGTCAGGAACCATTGGCGTGGTCGCTTGTATTCCTTCGCAACATCAGCTGGGGAAGCGTCTGGGTGCTGTAGTAGATAGTCAATTATACTATCTATGGTGTAGGATAGAGGGACAGGAGCGGGTGGGTGAGCCAGGGGCTGCGCTTTGTCAACCTCGCTACCGCCAAACAGCTTATCCAACTCCAGCCCCGTACCTAAGTTAGCGTCAACTGTACTCACGCGCGCCCACGTCCGTAGCTGGCCATAGCTGCTGAAGCAAGCCCAAGGGCGTCAATCGCAAAGGCAGGGGATTCATCAGTGCTCAGTTTTTCTTCAATGATAGTCATGGAGTGGATTGCTACGCTGCGTAAGCGTTCATCCAGGGAAGCCGCGACGATAGGGTCAGTGAGTTGTGCCTTGCGCTGGGCAAGTCGCGCTTGAAACGCATCACTTGCGATTACGCGGGATACCCAGCCTGCGGAGTAGTTAAAGATTTCACCCAATTCAATCGCTGTCACAGTTGGCTCAGCCAGGATGAGGTCAGCCATCGCTTCATGCGTGTAGTTGAGGTGCTTGATTGCGGTTGCAGGCGTTGCTGCGGGTTTTGCTGTGTCCATAACTATTTACTCCCTATGTCTATGGGGCTGAGTGTATGAGAAGAAGCACGGATGGGCAATAGGGCAGGGTGTGAGGGTGTGGTAGGGACTATGTGGAGTGTGCAGTTATTCTCGCGGGTAAAGCAATTTCGGAAAAAAAATTAAAAATAATTATTCGCGCGGATTACAGCATTGTAATACACCCCAATAACTAATTACCAGAGGACAGCAATAGCTAGTATGGGGAGTAATGGAGCAACTGGAGAGCACCAGTGCGGAAAATTTGCAAAAAATCTGATGGTGCATTACACTCATTTGAGAAGTTTCGCGATTTCCCCCCCCCCCCCCCCCCCCCTCTCTCTCGTCCTGCTCTGGTCATCCTCACACCCCCCGCCCCCGTTAGCCTCCCCGCCCCCGTGGTATCCACACACCTCACCCCCTCCCATCCTGCTATCAGCTCCCCCTCGTTACTGTCTGCTATCGTCGCGTGCGGCTTCGTCATTGTCGCGTCATGGAGTTGTGTGGTATTCGCGGGTGTGGGCGTGCGCGCTTTAGAAATGGCGCGGGGTGCAATGCAACGCCGTGGTATCCGCCATGCTCTCATGCTATCCGACACACACACCCCACACACAACAATGACGGGCTAACCTCTCACCTCTCATTAGTCCATACCCACATGCTATCGGCTTCGCCCACACGCCCCGCCGTTGTGGATTGTTTTACCCGAACAAATAACTGAACAGAATAGCAGAATACTACCCCCCTCTAATTCGCGCTATAACGCGCTATGGTGCATTTTCGCCCGTTGGTTATGCTAGGGTATCAACTAACCCGCTAGAATATCTTCACAATTGGCATGATATTTGCTACGCGCGCGGGTGCGCGGTGTTAGTAGTCATGGCACGGGGCGCGGCTTTTCTGATAGGGTAGAAAACTAACCATGCAAAATAGTTTGATTTATTTGCAAAATACTATTGACAATGAGAAACGATAGACTATAATGACTACATCGGTTAAGTAATTGTGCTAACCGATTAACTAAAATTGTGAGGCTCTCAAATGGTAGGATTTATACACTACATCGACGGACAGCCAATGCCAACGCTATCCTATTACCTGAACGGCGAAAGGGTCAGTACTATTGAGGCTAAAGAGTATTTTATAAATATGTATGCTCATAATAGTTTGATGGGATATTGTGATGCGGATTCTGTTGATGAATACTGGGAGGGGCGGTATAATGAAACAGGGCGGGAGGTAATTTGTAATCTAACCCATGGGGTGCTAGAAATACGGGCATACTATCACCCTGAGTAACATTCCCCAAATACGCCTAACCTAACTTGGGCGTATTTGGGGAATGTTCCCAACGCATAAAAGAGGCTCTCAAAATGAAAAAACTATCTATTACTGTTCTACACCCCCTTGGAGTGTACGCCCATGCCATGCGCCGTTGTGGCGTGTATTGTATAGCCCGCCACATGGATAAAGCTGGGCTTGATATATCCTTAGCATTGCGGGCTGTTCGTATGATTGGGAGTGTATAACATGATTAAAATAGACGAGTTATCCGACCAAGAAGCCGCGCATTTATTTTTTACTCTACTAGATAGGGCTGTGCGGGCAGACCAAGCCCTATATCACGTGATATTTAATGATAAGGTATTTTGGCGCGTATTTGATACCCTATCTTCTGGAAAACCCCAAGACGAGTGACATTCACATAATACGCCTGCTAAAATCGGGCGTATTGCGGGAATGTTCCCATACTGACTAAAGAGGCTCTCAAAATGCAAAATTCAACCAAACGTACACCAGCTGTCACCACGACCGTTAACGGTAGCTTGCTAATAGTAACATTCGCAGACGGGGAAACGGCGGCAATTGATACCAATTTACTAGCCGATGATATTCGCGTTACCGCCATGTATCATGGTCTTAATGCAAAACTCGTTGACGCAGCCGCCATTGGGCGGGATAGCGTGACGGGAAAATCGGCTAGCCTGTCCGAGAAAAAAGCCGCCGTCTTGGAGATAGTGGAACGGTTGACGGGCGAAAATCCTTCATGGAACAAAATCAGAGAAGGGGGCGGTAATGGCGGTGTTAACAACGGTCTATTACTTCGTGCGATTATGGAGGTTAGCGGCAAATCATACGAGGAAACTCGCACGTTCCTGCTTAATCTGTCTGCTGAGCAGAAGGCGGCAATTCGTGCCCGTGAACGTGTGGCGAATGTTATCGCACGGATGCAACGGGAAAAACTTGCGGCTGTTGATGTATCCGATGAGTTTGATGACTTCCTAGGCGGTGATGACGAATAACCCCCCGCCTATCTCACTAACCAATCTAGCCCCGCCCCGTGCGGGGCTTTTTGCGTCCGTAGTATCCTCATACTGTCCACAGCCGCCCTGTCATCCTGATATTATGGGGGCGTATTACAATGGCGTAACATGCGCGAATAACGACCCCGTAGGATGCGCTACAATGCCCTAAAATTCCTAGGCAATACTAACCTATCGCCCCCATCCGATAACCTCACCATGCCCCGTAGGATGCAAATTAGCCCTATATGCCCATAAAATCACCCCATTAAAACCCCCATAGTTACCACAATCACCCACTATCGCACCCGCGCCACTCATGGTAAACTCACCCCAACACAGCCAAACACGCCCACGCACACCTGCCCACGCGCCTGCTAATCCCCCTGCACGTTGCAGGTGTTTGGTTTTGATTTTCTGGGCGCACGTTGCAGGTTTCTGGTTTTGAAAAGTACGGCGGAAGTTGCAGGTTTCTGGTTTTGAAATTGGGGCGCACTCTGCAGGTGTTTGATTCTAAAATTCCCTGAAGAAATCCTCCCCCGCAAGCCATGCCCTATGGGGGGTGAGGCGGTAAACCTATTTTAATGCAAGATTCGCAACCCGTCAATACAGTTATCCGCGCCCCATCCACAGTAACCAACCCCGCGCAAGCGGCAGAAAGGAATTAAAAATGACCTATCCGACTGAGCTTTCCAAATATCCAGTGGAGTTCGAGCAGATTGTTCTTCGTGCACACGCCCTTCGTGAGCCGTTGCTGTTGCGCTTCCCAGATGTAAAACACACCCGCCGCTTCCGCAGTCGCTTCTACGCGTACCTGCGGCTGGTGCGGGCTGCTGACCTCAACAATACACTGGCGCTGGCTGCAGCTTCAGTGACCCTCGCGCTGGCGGATGACCACCTGTCCTGCACAATTGGGGTGGCAGATGTGATGCAGGGGCTTAGCGTGGAAGTCCAGGTGTTGCGTGGGGTGCTAGGGGCAGGGGTTGCTGGTGCTGCAGTGGCTGCTGGGGATGCTGTCGTCCCTGCACAGGAGGCTTTGCGTGCGAAGTTGGCTGAGATTCGCAGAAGGAAAGTAGTGGATGCAGCAGGTTAGGGGTTATTGGGGTGTATTACAATGGCGTAATCCACGCGAATAACCCTCAGCTACCTCTTTCTGTATTTCTGGTAAAATAATTGCAAATAACACTTGCACCGCTGGGCATACTCATCTAATATCCATACATCGCACAACGAATTGCGAAAAGTTACAAAGGGGTTATCCCAGCACCCTCGCACAATGCGGAAGCTGGTCATTGAGTTAATTACTCAGTTATTGTAACATTATCAAGGAGCCTCAAATGAATACAGACGTAGCAGAAGTAGCAGCAAAAAAAACAGTTAAGCCAACCACATACGTTACAGTCACAATGGATGACGGTCGTGTTGTTGACTTCCCAGGCAACCAGCGCATGAAGAAAGAAGTCATCATCGACGGTAACACTGTTAAGGTTCGCATGGACTTCGTAAATGGTGAAAGCCGCATCTTTACCGTGGGTGATAAGTTGCTGTTGAAGTTTGCAGGTCACGGCGCATCACAGAAGTTAGGTGATGAATTATCAGGCTTGACCGATGTCGAAGACTGCGTTATGGCAATTGACGAGCTGATGGACAGATTAAACGCTGGCGAATGGGGTGTTACCCGCGTCAAGGGTGAGTCAATGGCTGGTTCAAGCATCCTGGCTCGCGCTATGGTTGAAGTATCTGGCAAAACCTTGGATGAAGTTAAGAAATTCTTGGCTGACAAGAACCAGAAGCAAAAAATGGCATTGCGTAACCTGCCAACAATCGCGCCAGTTATTGCGCGTTTGGAAGCTGCCAAAACTAAAAAGCCACGCGATACAGCTGAAGCTGACCAGTTGCTGGATGGTTTCATGGGTTACGCAGTTGCCAAAGACCTTGCAATCCCAGACCCGATGGCAGACATTGCAGAGTAAAAGCAGCCACTCAGCGGTGCAGGTCGTAATTGAGCCTCCGACTTCACTGCTGAGCAGTAGCTTTTCAGCCCCGCACATGCGGGGTTTTTTGTGGGCTGGAGGAATAACTAGGGCGGATTACAGTATTGTAATACACACGAATAATAAATTATAACTGTGTTGCAAACTCGCACGGATAATGTATAATGCAAATGTTGGGGGTAATCCTATCCCCAGCTAACTAATACGGAAGGCTCAAATCATGGCAATGATGCAGAAGGACTACAAACTAATCGCTGACTGTATATCAGAACAGCTATTTTACAACATAACCGACGGCTCAGAAGCTTCAAAAGCAACCAAGCATACGCTTGAGGTTACAGCAAATCTACTTGCCAATATCTTTGAACACGCAGACCTTTCCTTCAACAAGGAAAAATTCATGCAGACTGCTATTTCAAGGAGTGCATTATAATGGAAACATTAAAGGACATATTCATGCGCCGTGACGGTATGATTGCTGAAGAAGCTGACGACCTTATCAGCGAAATGCGTGATGAAGTAGCTGCAGGTGCAGACCCAGAAGATGTGTTGTATGAGCAGGGACTGGAACCTGATTATATATTTGAACTTCTGGACTTCTAACATCCCTTGTCCGTACAGGTTACAGCCTCCCCGCCGTAGCCTGTACCAGCAAGCAATGTTGCTTGATGCGGTACCAATACAGTGAGGCTCAAAATGAACGCAGCACAATTCACAGACGAAGAATTACAAGAAGCAATCGACCTTGACTTCCCGCCAGCAGACGACTTCCTTTCCCTTGACGACCTGCTCTCTGAAGCAACAGCAGAGCTTGCGTCAGCGGAACGGGCAAAAGCAGCTAAGAAGCTCCTAGCAACCCAGTCAGGTACAATGAGCAAATCACGCAAGGCTTCCTTACAGGGTGAAGTAGCCCAATACGAAACCAAGCGCAACTGGACGCCAGTTGCTAACGTAGCGATGTTTGACGTGCAGGTTTGCACTTACTGTGGCGCTCGCCATCGCCACTTCATGGGGATATTGCAGGAACAAACCCACAACACCAGCAAAGTCACCCGCTGGGTGCAGGTAACAAAGGCTGAAAACCTCCCCCAGACTACCAAAGAAAACCTTTTCCCAGTGGAGATGTGCGGAAGTTGTTGTTCAACCAAGGGATGGATTTAACCATGCGCAGGGGCAATCGCAACAAAAGCTGGAACATTCCCAACTGGCTTCAGGAGTCCCTGCTGGGACTTTTCCTGGGGTTTCTCTTGGTACTTTTCATCGCCGAAATACTGTACGGCATTTTTTACAGTTAATCATTGTAATCACTAACCAAGGAGTAATAAAATGGCAAGGCCTAAGAAGTTAATCAGAACAGTTTACAAAAACATTGCAATCCCTGAAGACCTTGCAGCTAAAATGGAGCTGGAGCTGTACAGCGAAGTGGAAGGCAAAATCCCTTTTGGAGCGCAGCAAGAGTTTTTCACAGGTCTATTGCGTGAGTATTTCAATAAACAAGCTGGAGGTGTACAGTCATGATAGATAAAAAGACCAAGAAAACAATAGAAAAAACTACCAAGCAACTAATAGCCTTCCATCATAACCATGCTATAAGAACCTTGGCGGGTTTCCAAGCGCAGACGCGTGAGTTGCAATACTATTTGTCCGCAGAAACAGCAAACGAGTTGCAAACGGTGCTAGCAAAAGTGCAGGAGGAGCTGAAATCCTCAGAAGTCAAAGTTATGGGATTCGGGGAAGGAAGTATAGTATTTAAAGACTAGCCACACCCCATCAAGGGAGTATCCCTTACAGACAATCTTAAAGGAAACAACATGACAAACCTAGCAGTAGTACCAGTAACACCAATCACCCTAACACCTGAGCAATCAGAAGCCATCAACAGTTTAATGGGATTCCTATCTGACCCTTCACCAGACTCCCGATTCTTCACCTTAGCAGGCTTTGCAGGTACTGGCAAAACATTCTGTATGCGGGAAGTTGTTGCACGAAGTAAAAACAGCCGCGCAAAGTTCGCCTTCACCGCGCCAACAAACAAAGCAGCAAAGGTACTCCGCGCTATCACAGGGGAAGCACAGACAATTTTTTCCCTCTTGGGGCTTCGGATTGACAAAACAGGGGAATTAAAGCAACTCGTTGTAGGGAAAGCTCCGCCTGACCTGTCCGACTATACAGCAATATTCGTGGATGAAGGTAGTATGGTGAATAAAAACCTGTTCAAACTCCTGCATGAGAAAGCAATCACTTACGACTTGAAGGTAATCTTCATGGGGGATGCGGCCCAGCTCCCCCCAGTAGGTGAAGCCTCCTCACCAATCTGGACGCAGGTCGAGAATTCCGCAAGCCTCACCAAGGTAATGCGGCATGATAACCAAATCCTAACCCTTGCTACTGAGTTGCGGGAAGTCATGAACGACTTCTGCCCCTCCATTACAATCAAGTCCTCGCACTCGGAAAATCAAGGCGTCTGGAAGGTGGCTAAAAACCTTTTCAAGCAGTCAATCTACGACGCTGCAGTCGCAGGTGACTTCTCTGACGGTAGTAAGTCCAAGGTGATTGCTTGGAGAAATGCTAGAGTGTCGGAATACAACATCCTGATACGCAATGCGATATTTGGCGCAGCGGCGCAATCACAGCCATACATTAAAGGGGATAGAATTGTAGCCGCTGCGCCATGTATGCGTGGTGACGACCCACTCTTGACGACAGACGAAGAAGCCATCGTAGAGGGGGCGATAGAGTGTAATCACCCACTGGAGCCAAAGTACCGTTGCAGGGAATTGTCAGTCCGTACAGAAGCTAACAAACTTGTGCGGTTGCTGGTACTGCATGAAGACAGCGCTGAACGCTACGCACAAGATAGTGAAAAACTAGCCTATGATGCCAAGGCAACTCCAAGACTCTGGAAGAAGTTTTGGGAACACAAAGACCTATTCCATGACATCAAGTACGCCTACGCCCTCACAGCTCACCGTTCCCAGGGTTCGACGTATGAAAACGTCTGGGTAGATTACCAAGACATCCTTATCAACCGTAATAGAAAGGAGGCATTTCAATGCCTGTATGTAGCCTGCACACGCCCAACAACGAAGTTGATTCTGGCGTGAAAGTTCTGAAAGATGTTTGCATTTGCAACCTTTGCGGAAAGGAAATGAACTTCACCATGTCAGAGGATGGGGATAAAGTAACTGGAGTAACCTGCCCTTGCGGTAACGGGGCGCAGTTCAAGTACACTGATGGAGCTTTGTCTGAACAACGACATTACATAGCAGTTCTGTGGCGTCACTGGAAGAAAGTAGGAATATGACTATCATGCACGGGACTTTGTACGATGAGTACAGGAAGCGGCAAGGGGGTGTGCAAGGACGTGTCCCTACCTCCCCCTTGCCAGTTCATTTCAACCCCCATGCTGGCAGTGCGGAGGAGCTGAGAAAAGCTGTGAAGTATTTACAGGAATTGATAGCAGTCCTACCCCCACAGTTATGTAAGTAGTTGTTGCACTCTGGAGGGGAATTACCTATTATTAGGGTGTGTTACAAAATCGTAATGCGCCCTAATAACGCAAAACAAACTGAAAGGAAATAAAATGAGCGAAGTAGTGCAAGGAAGTATCCAAATCTGGCGTCAGAAGTCCCTGGATGGCACAATCACACTGGACGAGATGCGGCAAGCCATCGCCGCAATCCGTAAGGAACGAGTCCAGGCATCAGAGAAATCCGCTGTATCCAGAGCCGCAAAAGCAAAAGCCACACCGATTGACGGTGACGCGCTGTTGCAAGGGTTTATGGAAATGTAATCACTGCGTTGTTGCAGTACACTTGAAGGAGTTATAGAGAAATGAAAGTTACACATACAGTAAACGCAACCGTACACCTCAGATTAAATGCAGAAGGTACCCCCAGATTCCTTATAACTACTTCCCCTGGGATGGAGGTGTTTTACGGGAAGTTCCATTTTGTTTTCCCCCTGACAATTGAATACGACTACCGAGAAGCTATTATAGGTGAAATTGACGCGCTTCAAAAAGAAATTAAAGCGTTCGAAGACGCAGCTGGAGTTAAAATGTCGTATTTAACTGAAGAGGAACGTAAAATTCTTTTAGAGCAAAGTAAAAAAACGTCCCAATCCCTTCAACTAATTTTGGATAGCTTGCCAGTTGAACACACCCCACAAGCTTGCGCCTCCGCCCAAGAGCCTTGCCCTATCCATTCCCCCGAAGGAGCCTACCAGCTATGAGTAAAGACCAATACGGAAACTTCCGCCCAATGTTTCCCCACACAATTGACAGCACCATCCTATCAACCTTCCGTGCCTGCCCTCAGAAATTCCTGTGGCAGTATGTCGAGCATTGGAAATCCCGCAGCCCTTCCGTCCACCTAATTGCAGGAGGGGCTTTCGCCAGTGGCATCGAAGCCGCCCGTAACGCTTTCTACGTTGAAGGGCACTCCGCAGAAGACGCTGAAGCCCTTGGCCTAATCGCGCTACTGGCTCACTACGGCGACTTCGTTGACCCAACAGGCAGTGCTAAGTCCCCCGAACGTATGGCAGGGGCATTGGAGTTTTACTTCTCGCAATACCCCTTGGGTGCTGATGGTGCAGAGCCAATCACCCTTGCAAATGGTCAGCGTGGAATTGAATTTTCATTTGCAGAACCACTGGCAATCAATCACCCTGTTACAGGTGACCCACTCCTGTACACTGGCCGTTCAGATATGATAGCGGAACGTGCAGGCGGCATCTACATCTACGACGAGAAGACAACCTCCTCACTCGGTGCAAGCTGGGGTCGCCAGTGGGAAATGCGCTCGCAGTTCACAGGATACATCTGGGCAGCCCGTAAGCAAGGCATTGTCACGAATGGGGCGATTGTCAGGGGTGTAAGTATCCTCAAGACAAAGTACGACACGATGGAAGTACAAACCTATCGCGGTCAGCATGAAATTGACATATGGGAAAAACAAGCCCTGCGTGATATCACACGGATGAAGCAAATGTGGGAAGAAGGTTACTGGGACAGAAACCTGGACAATGCCTGCAATGACTACGGTGGATGTTCCTTCACCCAAGTATGCAAATCACGTGAACCAGCTGACTGGCTACCAGTGAACTTCGAGAAGCGCGTCTGGGACCCTTTGCTTCGCCGAGAAACTTCAGTGGCCGACTACGAAGCCTCTTGGGGTCACGTCCGTGATGCTGATGAACCACCTGCACAAGGCCTAGCACCAACTCCAACTGGTAACGGTGACGACCTTATGCAGGAACTCACTGGCATGGGAAGTTTCTAACCATGGCCAAGTCCTTGCCCTACCTCCGCCACTTCTTCCTCGGAAGTAAACACCTAGGAACTGGTGAATGTGCTTACCAGCAATTCCACGGGCACAATGAACCGCCGCAGTCACTACTATTCATGTGCCCTGTGTGTGGTGAAGTCTGGGCAAGGCTTCCAGTAATCTCTATTGCTACTGGAAAAACCATGCGCTGGGCAGCTTTGCACATACCCTGCGCCCTGCACCCAGAGGGGCGGTTACTTCCAGCAGGTAGCCTTTCTGTGGACTGGGTACAGGGCTTAGTCGAATCCATGCCTGATGAAGTTGTCAGATTGGAGTTCCAAACTCTTATGAAGCATTACCAAGGAGAACTATCATGATGCTTTGGGTATACGGTGCAGGGCTACTAGCCATTGGTGTATGGTTTGTAGGGCTTCTAGCCATGTACGCAGTTCTAGGGGCTTTCAGCAAATGGGAAGCCAACGTCATGCGCAAGCACTATGACGAAATAGAAGCTGTTGAAATTTTACGACAATCACTTAACTCACAAAGGAATCACAATGACTGAACTTACCCAACAACCAGCTACGGCTACGACTACGGCTGAAAACAAATCCCTACTCCCAGGCCCTAACGTCCTCTTGATGGGGCCAGCTGGTACGGGCAAAACCCACAGCATTGGGTCGCTAGTTGATGCTGGCGTGGAAGTCTTCTACCTAGGCCTAGAGCCTGGACTGGAATCACTCCTTGGTTACTGGACTGACAAGGGCAAAGAAGTCCCAGCTAACCTCCATTGGCATCAGTTAGCCGCGCCTCGTGCATCCTTCCTGGATATGATTGACAGTGCGACGAAGATAAACACTATGGGACTGGACTCCCTTGCCAAGATGTCCGACCCCAAGCGTTCTAACCATAACCAATTCATCAAGCTCCTGGAAGCTCTCAATGACTTCCCAGATGACCGCACTAATACCAAGTTCGGCTGTGTTGACACATGGCTACCGAACAGGGCAATCGTCATGGACGGTATGGCAGGGCTTTCCCGTGCCGCAATGTCACTTGTTGTGGGGGGGAAGCCAGTGAAGAACCAAAGCGATTGGGGCATTGCAATGGATACAGTCGAGCGCATCCTCCGTATGCTCACAGACAATTGCCGTTGCATGTTCGTCCTTATCGGTCACGTTGAACGGGAAACTGATGCAGTCCTTGGTGGTGTTAAAATCTCCCTCTCTGCCCTTGGTAACAAACTTGGGCCGAAGATAACCCCTATGTTCTCTGACGTAATCCTCACAGTTCGTGAAGGTGCTAAGTTTACATGGTCAACTGGAAGTGCGCTTGCCGATACCAAGACTCGCAATCTGCCAATCGCTGAGGGTATCTCCCCTGACTTCGGATTGATTGTGAAGAAGTGGATTTCTCGTGGAGGTGCGCTATAATGGATGAACTTCAAGTCGTCGTCAACATGGTGAAGACCATACCAACACTTGCAGTCTGGGTATTGGCAGGTCTTTTGCTCTACAAGGTCACTGTAATCGGGTCAATCTTTGGGATATTGAAGCTCCTCATAAACAGAGCCTTTGAGTGGCACACAAAGCCTAAGCAACTTAAACTCTATGACAGATGTATCAACATAGAAACTTACAATGCACTGGAAGTGCAAATCAAACGTCTTAGTACTTCTAGCTATATTCATATGTCAGATGTGCGTAAGCTGGAAGCATGGCTGGACACCGTAAGGGAGGGGGAAGGTAAATGACTTCAATCAAAACAATGTTACTCCAGCTAGAGGGTCTACTAGGCACAAAAGACCTTAATGACTGGGAATACAATTTTGTGGACTCCATGATGGAGAAGTCACAACGAGGTGGGGTTACCGCAACACTCAGTAGTAAGCAGGTGGAGGTCATAGGCAAAATCTGGTCAAAACATTTTGCCTAGCTCACTAACTACAGTTATTAAAATAGTAGTTGCAAACTGAAAAACCCTATGTAATCATAGCCTCACTCGCACAAAACACCGTGTGAGGACTAGCAGTAAACCGTTGCTCTTAACCCTTAGCTCTTTAGCTTAACTTTTAAAGGAAATCAAAATGTCATTCGATGCTCAAGCTTTTTTAGATTCTTCAGTTGTAGGCGCTAACGATACCAAAGTTGTTCCAGTTCCAGTAGGTGAATACATGGGTATCATTGAAAAAATCGCACCACGTCAATGGCAGTCAAAAGATGGTACATCCTCTGGTGTTGCATTGGACATCTTCTGGCTGGTTGAAGATGAAAACGTCAAGCAATACCTTGGCCGTGAAACAGTAACATGCAAGCAAGGCCTGATGTTGGATACCACTCCAGCTGGCGCTTTGGATATGTCCAAAGGTAAAAACATTGGCCTTGGCCGTCTGCGTGAAGCTGTTGGCGCAAATGACCCTTCAGCACCATTTTCGTTCGGAATGTTGCCAGGTTTGTCTGCTAAAATCAGCGTTTCACACCGCATCAATGGCGAAGACACATTCGCTGAGGTAAAAGGTGTAGCTAAGCTGTAAGCTCTAAACCGTAACTTGTAGTCTGTACCAAGCCCAGAGGACTTTCTTCTCTGGGTGTTTTCCCTAACTGAACGCCTTTTGGCCAGTGCTTATACATGAAAATCTTAATCAAACATACAATACACCCAGTCAGCTACTTTGCTATCTGGGTTTTTTTACGTCTATTCAAAAAGGAAGCTGTATGCAAATCGTAGATTCCAAGAAACTAATTATAACAAAAGACAGACAGCGGAAGGAATTCTCCCCTGAAGCCATTGGGGAACTGTCTGAAACAATTCGCAGCAAAGGCCTCATGCACGCTGTTGTAGTACGGGAAACTCCTGAAGGCCTAGTCCTCGTTGCAGGTGAGCGCAGGTTAAAAGCGATTGAAGATATGGAAATGCTGGGCGGTAAGCTCCGCTACAACGGTCAAGACATCCCTTCTGGCTTTGTCCCTTATGTCACCCTAGGGCAACTCACACCACTGCAAGCTGAGGAAGCCGAACTCGACGAAAACTTGCACAGAAAGGATTTAACTTGGCAGGAAAGTGCGGCGGCTATGGCAAAGCTCCACCGTATCCGTTCACAGCAAGCTCAGGAAGAAGGTCGCATCCACACGGTAGCTGATACTGCAATGGAAATCAAAGGGCGTAGTGATGGTTCATACCAGGACTCTGTCCGCAAAGACTTGATTGTAGCAAAGCACTTGGACAACCCTGAAGTAGCGAAAGCGAAATCCGCGGAAGAGGCCTTCAAAATCCTCAAGCGCCAAGAAATAACTCAAAAGAACATCGAACACGCTGCCACTGTAGGTAAGACATTTTCCTCCTTCCTGCACCAAGTTCACAACGTCGACTGCTTGGAATGGATGGCAACTTGCCAAGCTGAGCAATTCGATGTAATCCTCACAGACCCGCCCTATGGCATGGGTGCTGACACTTTCGGTGATGGGGGTGATGGCAGACTTGCTAACAACGAACACCACTACAAGGATGACTACGAACACTTCCATGCCCTTATGACTAAGTGGACTGCACTATCCTATCGTGTGGCAAAGTCAGAAGCCCATGCCTATGTTTTCTGTGACTTGGACAACTTCCACGAACTCAAAGCTATGATGCAAGCAGCTGGCTGGTACGTTTTCCGCACTCCGTTTGTCTGCACTAAACCAAACTCTGGCCGCGTACCACTCCCCTTCGAAGGTCCTCGTCGCCAGTACGAACTCATCCTGTACGCAATCAAAGGTCACAAGAAAATCACAGCCATCTACCCAGATGTCATAACTACATTCCAAGATGCAGGCCTCCAACATGGCGCGCAGAAGCCAGTTGCGCTGTATGAAAACCTGCTTACGCGTAGCGTTCGTGCTGGTGACAGCGTGCTTGATTCCTTCGGCGGCAGTGGAACTCTCCTCCCTGCCGCGCATAACTTAAAGTGCAAAGCCACTGTGCTTGAAAAGTCCCCTGAATACTACGGGATTTGCCTCAAGCGTCTAAATGCCCTGACAGATGGCTCACCAGCACTTGACGGTGAAGCTCTTGGCAATGAGTTGAAAAACTTACTAGGAGGACTCTAATGCCAATAATGCCAGTCGGCCCAACTAACGCCAAGATTGCGCTTGTGGGCGAGTTCCCGCATGAACAAGACCTTCTCCGAGGTCAGCCTTTCTGTGGTGGCCCAGGTATGGAACTTGGCCGTATCCTTAATGAATCAGGACTCTCCCGTGAAGAGTGCTTCATCACAATGGTCTGCAATGACCGCGTACCACGTAGTCGAATCGAAGGCGTCATCGCCATGAAGAAGAAAGACATCGGCACTGCGCACGTCTTGTACAATGGGAAGTGGGTATTGCCTCAAGTCGTGGAGGGCATCGAACGCTTGAAGCAAGAACTAGAACTGCTCAAACCCAATGTCGTCTGCACTTTTGGCAATCTCGCTCTCTGGGCACTCACAGGGCAATGGGGTGCGGGGAGCTGGAGAAGCTCCGTCATGGAGTCAACACTAATCCCTGGGTTGAAAGTAATCCCTACAGTTAGCCCTGCGTTGCTGCTATCTCAGTGGTCACTGCGTCCATTGCTGGTGCATGACTTGAAGAGAGTGAAAAGGGAAAGCAGGTTTGCAGGAGTTATTCGCCCGAATTACAACTTTGTAATACGCCCGAATTACGACACCGCCCTTACCCAACTAAACGGGCTAATCCAGCTTGCAGATTCCGCAGCCGCAACAGGGGTGAAACTCAAGCTCGGGGCTGACATTGAAACACGCGCAGGTCACATTGCTTGTATCGCTTTCGCATGGACTCCCCACGATGCTATCTGCATACCTTTGATGTCCAGCACCAACCCAGAAGGTTATTGGAGTGCAGAAGAAGAATCCCAACTCGTCTTCCTGATGTGCAAGTTAATGTCCCTTGTTACAATCATTGGGCAAAACTGGAACTACGATGCTCAGTACATCTACCGCCACTGGCACTTCCTCTGCCCTGACGTACAAGACACAATGATTCAACAGCACTCTTGCTTCTCCAACCTTCCAAAGAACCTGGCCTTCCTCTCCAGCATGTATTTGGAAGACCACCTCTACTGGAAAGACGACCGCACGAATTGGACTGAAGGGCCAAAGGGTGAAGGTGAAGATGTGTTCTGGAAGTACAACTGCACAGATTCCATGCGTACACTTGGCATCCACGCTGTCCTTGAACAAGTCGTCATCGGAATGGGGATGCAGGAAGTCAACCGCTTCCAGCAATCCCTAGCACCTGTCGTGCTGCAAACAATGATTCGAGGCATCCGTGTTGACCTTTCACAACGGGAAAGCTTCTCACAGGCACTTCAACAAGCCGAAGCCGAGCGCAAGCAATGGATGCTGGATGTCCTTGGTCATGAGGTCAACATCAAGTCCCCTAAGCAGATGCAAGAACTCTTCTACCAAGAACTCAACCAGACGGAAGTCAAACATCGTAACGCAGAAGGGGGCATGTCCGTCACAACAAATGACGAAGCCCTGCATCGCATTGCTCAGCGTGAACCTATCCTTGACCCGCTGTGTAAGAAAATCTCTGAACTCCGAAGCATTGGTGTTTTCCACTCCACCTTCATCCAAGCACCCCTTGACATCGACGGGCGCATACGAACATCCTTCAACATCTGCGGAACTGAAACCTACCGCTTCGCCAGTAGCAAAAACGCATTCGGCACTGGCCTCAACATGCAGAACATCCCCAAGGGGGGCGATACTGAAAATGGTGGCCTGACCCTTCCCAATGTCCGTAACATCTTCATCCCTGACCAAGGCCACACGATGTTCGACATTGACCTGGACAGTGCAGACTTACGCATTGTGACTTGGGAAAGTGATTGCAAATGGATGAAAGACCACTTCGCCAATGGCCGCAAGCCCTACATTGAAGTCATGCGGGAATACTACCACAACCCCAATATGACTAAGCACTCCCACCCACGCGAGTACGGTATGTTCAAATCCCTGTGTCATGGCACGAACTACCTCGGAACAGCAGATGGTATTGCCCCCCGCATTGGTCTGCTTGTCCACGAAACCGAACGCATCCAGAAATGGTACTTCGGCTTAGCCCCAGAGATAAAGGCCTGGCAAGAAGATATCAAAAAGCAAGTATCTGGCCGCCGCTACGTTGAAAATGTCTTTGGCTATCGTAACTACTTCTTCGACAAAATCGAAGGTACAATCTTCAACCAAGCTGTCGCATGGATTCCGCAGAGCAGTGTGGCTTGCCTAATCAACCGTGGGTATGTCAACATTGCGAATAACCTACCTGAAGTTGAAGTCCTTCTTCAGGTGCATGATTCCTTGGCTGGCCAGTTCGACTCCCTCCACGGTGACTGGGCTTTGCGCCGCATTGCCGAGGAATGTGAGATTGCCCTGCCGTATGATGAGCCGTTAATTATCCCAGTTGGCGTGGTTAGTAGCAAGGTTAGCTGGGGTCAATGCGGGTGATTTTGCGGGTTTGCGTGGATGAGGGAAAAATAAGAGGCGAAAATCCGCATTATATGGGGCATGGTGCGATTATTTTACCCTCACCTATACCATCCTATCAACGAGGTAAAAATAATGCGTCATACGGCGTTACTCACACAGTTATTAGATAGGGTATTGCTAACTGTGGTATGTTAGGGCATTATTAGGGCGTGTTACAATTTTGTAACACGCGTGAATAACTTTTAAGAGGCTTAAAATGGATAATGAATTTAACTTAGAACGGACTATCGCTGGCGAACCAATTGAAACAGAAGCTGGAACACCAGTTGAGTTTGTTGCTTACCGACCTACTGCAAAGGCGGGTAAACAACTAATTGTGCAGGCTGGGAATGATATATTTACATACTATAAAAACGGAAGCTACCACGATACTGTTATGGGTTGTGCCTATGACCTTCGCATGAAGTCAGTAGTGAAGCAAATAGACTGGGCTAAGCTACCCATCGATACACGCATCACCCTTGGTCTCCGCACAGGGGAAAGTGACCGCTATTTCAGTTCGTTTAGCTATGGTATGGTGAATTTTTATAGAGACGGTACAAACTCGAAGACCGCACAGCGTAACTCATCCATGCTGAGTATTAACCCAAGTAATGTGCAGATAGCACCAGACAATCCGTGGGCGGTATTACTAGGCGGCAATTGTCCTATCCCTGATGGGCTTGAGTTTGAGTACATGACGTCCAATGACCCAGGACGGATAATAACATCTACAAAAAGCGCAAGCGAGTATATATGGACTAATTATTCTGTTTACGCATACCGACTAACTGGAAAGGTATTGGACGGGTGGGAGCTATGAGGGATTTGCTACTTCTCTTATTCACCCTGTTTATGCTTCTTTTTTCCGTGGCGATAACATTTTCCCCTGTGATAATCCTTGTGCATTTTGCACTTAAATACTGGTAGAGGTGAAGATTATGAGTGAGATTAAAAGATACCGTACATCTGATGATATAGGTGTTAATTTGTGTGTTGTATGCGGAAATCCTGTACAGTACGGAAGTCGTCACCACATGTGTGGACAAGATGTAAAAAGGAGAAATGAAATGACAAACTGTTTTGACCAAGACCCAAACGAACAAGCACGCATAAGCGGTGCTGATTTTTCGGCCATGTGCGAT